GGTCGTCCCGCTTTGCGTGAAGTCCAAACTTGCCAAATAGGTTTTGTTCGCATTACGGCTGTAAATGCTGTTGATGGTTGAAGCGAAAAACGAATTGGTAAGCGTTGTTCCCGCACCCACAACCGAAATGTTTTGCCTCAAAAGTGCCACCACCGAAGGGACGTTGATTGCTATGTTTGCCATGATTATACCAATATTGCGTTAATGATGTTGTTTCCCGAGTTGTCCAATAGGTGGTTTCCGTTTGCGTCCGTTACCAAGCTCACGATGTCGTAATACACCCCATTAGTTCCCTGATTGATTTTGATGGATGTGGTTATCTCGTTCAAAGGAACGCCCGTAGCATAGATGGATTCCGATTGGTAAATCAGGACTTTCAATACGATTCGGCATACCGTCTCATTCAGTGCGTCGGGAACCACGCTCTTATTCGTGACGTATATCCCCTCTATACCCGTCCTTCCCACCAATCCCGGCAGATTCAAAACGTAGTACTCGGGATTTTGAAGGATGCCGCGACACAACCCGGCCAAACGCTGCAACGCCATAGATGCCAATTGGTCGCCCCTCGTGCCGCCCACCGTATTGTTTGCCGTGTAGATGTCCACATTCAAATACATGTCGCCCTCTACCTTGACCTGATTCTTGTTCTTGAACTCTACCTTCCAAAAGTTTACGTTCACCGCCGGCATTTCCACCTGTGCATCGAACGGGATGAAACGCTCGATGAAAACCTTTGAAGGTACGGGCAAAGTCGAATCGTACTGCAATTGGTTCGCCAACTCCACGGCCAAAATGGCCGCCACTTGGTCGCGCACCAATTCGTAAGTCTGCACCGGAACCAGTCCCAATATCTTTGCGCTCATGCAGGTGTATAGTTTGACAGTTTCAACATGATTACGCCCAATCCGTCATCCGGCCATTGCTCGGCCACGACATATGTCCATACGCCCCAATGGTCGCTCCACGTAATGAGGTGGTTCAACAGATTCACTTCCCCGAATTGGTTGCGGGTCGGGTACGTCCACGGCGCCACAATCCTATTGCCGGAAACGTCCACCAAAACATTGCCCAAATCGTCAGTAACGAAGGTGGTCAAATTGTCCTCGGAAACCTGAAACGTTATCTGACGGGTATTGACGATTTCGTTTTCGTCCTTAACCCTCAAAAAGTGCTTGAAAGCCAAACCGGTAGCCGTAACGCTTTGCTGTACCGCAAACGAAACCGGTACGGTAAACGTCGCCGTTATACCGTACTCGGCCTTGTTGCCGGTTATCTTCGCAATGTCGGCCGCCGCCCTGTCTATCAAACTCATTCCTTCGCTTTGGATGCCTTTGGTGCAGGTACTTCGACCGGTGCGGTTTCCGCTACCGGTGCGCTTACGGGTTCAATGGCGCAAATGGACAAAAGGTGTTCCCGTTGCTCCGCGCTCATTTGGTTGTCCGTAATCTTGGAACCGGTGAAATAAATCACCCTTCCATTGGTGATGTTGCTCGCCTTGACTATGTATTCCATATTGTTTGATTTGAAAATACCCCGTTTTTTAGGCGGGGTATCTTATAGGTTATAGGGGCCGGTATTCTTAGCTGATTACCTTCATGGTATACACCTTGTCCACCGCCTTGAACACTGGCAAACCTGCGCTTTCCACATGGAATTCGTGGGTCTTGTTCTTGGCATCGATGTAGTCCGTAAAAACGAAGTCTGCGGCATACAGGTCGAAGGTGTTCATGCCTTTGGGCAATTGCGGAGTCGCGGTGTAAATCATCTGCGCATCCTCGGCGGTCAAGCCCTTTGGCAGAAGGATAACCTTCTTGGGGTCGACGTAAGGCAGCAATGAAGGGGTCGAAGTGGTCGGGTCTTGGTAGAATTGGTTGTAGGTGTACACGTTGCCGCGGTAAGAACCGAAGCTGAAATTGCCGTGATAAACCGCACCTGTGGCCTCATCCCTACGCGACTTGTCAAAGTCGTTGTCCAAGTTGCGCAACTGCGTGGCAAGGCTTACGAACTTGCTTGAATTGATGAACGCCGTATAGGCCGATTCACCCATGATTACGTCAAACTCGAAACCGAACGCCAAACCGTTTTGGCGAATCCAATCGCAGCCCGTTTGAACGTCTTGGAAGGGATTGCAGGTCGAAGCATTGGTGTTCCAATACTCGCCCGAACCCAAGTCCACGATGGACGAAGATTTGCGGTTGAAGTCGATTTGTACGGGGGATGCAGGGTTTTGGTACGAATACATCTTGCCGGTCAAGAAGAACTGCCAGCACTGCAATTCGTAGGCGCGCTCAATCAAGAGCTTGTTTTGGCGTTGCAGTTCGGCAATCGCGTTCACGCCGTCCACCATGTCGTTTTCGTTCCACGAAGCGGAAGGGAACAACCGCCAGTAGATTTCCAAACGGGTCGCGTCGGAGAAATACCGGTAGTAGAACGGGTCGTAGTCGCCCGTGCTGAAATTGGATGCTTGGGTACGGATACCTTGCGAACCAAGCAACACGTCCAACGCGACGTTTTCCGTGCCGCGGCGGATTTGCGTCTTGATGAAGCGGCTCTTTACGATTTCTTCCGCAAAGAACGACCGGCCAAAGTTCATGACCCGGATTTTTTGCAACTCGTCGTACTTCGCCGCGAGTGCTTCGGTAAATATCGGTAACGCCTGTTGGCTTGGAATCGATGCCATATCTTGGGTTTTTGTAGTTTTTGGGGTTTACGATTACATCGCGGGGTTGTCGTAGCGCGACACGTCCAACGTGTTTTGGATGAGCAATTGCGTGTTGCGGATAATCATGTCGCCGATGGTGCCGCCTACGCCCTCGGTCATAACCGTAGTGGCGAGTGTGTCGGTGCCGTTGGAGAAAATGACCATGGTCGAGTTGATTTCGCCTGACACCACGTAGTTTACGGTGGTGGAAGCCGAAGCCGCAAGTACGTAGGTTTCAGCCGCGATGCCGATAGGCATTTGGGAGCCGTCCGTAGCGGAAGAAACCAAAGGCTTGATTGCGCCGGTTGAAAACACGCGACCCAAAACGGTGCCTTGAAGGATGGTGGAACCCGAACCCGAGTCCGTGTAGGTGCCGAATTGGTAGAAGGCGTTTCCCGCTACGACCAATTGGGAAGTATTGTAATTTGTGAATACCGGTGTTGCTGGCATGACAGTGGATTTACGGGGTTATGATTATTTTTTGATGTGCAATGCCTTGAAGATGTTCGCCTTTACTTCGGCGGCTTCGGCGGTAATTTCGGGTTTGGCCGATTCCGCTACGGGTGCGGGAGTGCCGGGAGTCTGAACCGTGGGCGCACCGTTCGATTCGATTTCGGCAACGGCCTTTTTGCCGGTAGCCAACAACATGAGTTCGCTGAAATCCTTGCTGCCGATGTTCGTGCCCGAAGCGATTCCGGCGGCAACCTTTTCTGCGGACACGTTGCGCCATACTTCCCATGTCGCAACCCTTTCGCGTTCTGCCTCTACTCCCGCTTTTACGGCTTGGTCGTAAATGGCGGGATATTGCGACTTCAAATCTTCGATGGTATTCATAGTCTTGTTTTTATTGTTTTGTGGTTGTGGTTGTGCTGCAATTTTTGGTTTCACTTCGCGGTTTTTGAATGCCGCAATGCCCGTCTTGGACGACAACGCCGTTATTTCGGCCATCATGTTTGATGTCAACGGGATTGGCGGCTTGCTCACCAATCCCATGCGGTATGCTTGGTCGGCATTCAGACAAACGTCCTTGCGGTCGTCCATAGAAAACATTTCATCATAGGTGCATCCCGTTACCGCCTCGAAAGTCATCGGCGTACAGAACTTTTCCAAGATGTTGCGCAGGGTGGCGTTCATGCCGTCCAAACCTTTACGCATATCTTCGGTGAAATAGTTTTTGTTCGATTCGATGTATTCGGGATAGGCCGCACGATGCAGCAAAAATTCCGAAGCGTCCAAACAGGTCACTTCATTGCCGGCAGCCCTTGCAGCCGCGCACATGAATGCGCCGCCGCTTTCGGCCGCACCGTCCACATGAATCGACTTGCCTTTGGGATGCTCGTTGAACTTCGCAATTGCGCCGTAACCAGCCAATACATCCCCGCCGGGGCAATTCATCCTGATACGCACATCCTCGTCCTTAGCCGCTTCCATCGACCTGATGAAATCGGCTACCGAACCGTTGTAGATGGGCGTGTAAAAAAGGATTTCCTTTGCCATATTGGGGGTAAAATTATCGACATGTGTACCCTTTTGAATTGTTTTCCCCATTTGTGTACATTTGCAATATGGCAAACTACCTTAAAGTGCGCAACGAATTCCGCATACGGATACCACACGAATTACACGACAAACTCCGCGAAGTGTGCGAAATGCGCGGCATGCCCTGTGCCAAAATCTTCGGGTTGCAGGTACACAAGATGATTGAGCATGAACATGATGAGGTAAGGATGCGCGAAGCCAAAAGGCAGGAAAACAAAAAGGGGGGCGTTTGATTGCCCCCCTTCGATTATTCCGTTATCCTCGATTGCTCTATCGGTTGCGGTACCGGTATCTTCAACTTCGCCGCTTCATCCAACTCCCGTGAGAATTGGCGGGTATTGGCTATCGAATTGCCGCCGTTCAAAGCCATAGTCGCGCTTGCTTGGTCTGTCAATGGCAGGTTCGCACCCAATGCACCCATTTTCAACCTTTCGGTACGGGCTTCCTTTTCCGGGTCGATGTGCGGCACGTTCGCACCTACCCAATGTGCGTTCCGGTATGCGCTCAATACGTCTTGGTTGCCCTCAAACAACGCTTTGCGGTATTCGGGCAAATCCAATTTGCCCTGCAATACCATTGCATCCAACCACCAATCGTAAAACATTTGGTTGAACTGCGCCGCCATGTGCCTATCGACATTCAAGGTATGCTCCCAGTCCTTCAACCCGGCACGGCTCGAACTGAATGAACCCTCATACTTCATGTATGCGACCTCTACCGGTATCCCGAAGGTGCCGCATATCGCCAAAAGGTTCGGGTTCAAAAACTCCGCATACTTCGCCTCCTGCTTGGCCTCGTGGAATTTCAGATGTGCGCCCAAAGGCATGTTCAACATCGTCTTTTTCGTCTCGGCGGTAAAGTTGTTGGCAATCAACTTGCCCTCGGCAACCGGCCCCAAATCCCGGGTGGTGCCGTCTATGTTGTCGAATGGTTGCGGAATCGAATTTACCATGCGGTCGGCCAAAGGGTTTTCACCCGTACCACCCAATTCATGCTCGATGGAAAACGCCACGTTCGCACGGGATACCGCCCCCTGAATGATGGCTGCCTTATAGTCCGAAATCTGCTTGATGTTTTCCATGTTCGGGGTCAACTCGGGAATGCCCCGGTAGTCGTCCAAACGGTAATTCAAGCCGCCGAGAAGGTTGGCCTGTATGCTTCCGAAACGCTTGTTGTATTTCTCGATTCGGATATAGTTGTAACTCGTCAACCATGTACGCACATGGAACGCAACCACGCTGAAATCGTTTTTGTCCACCTCGACACCGTTCCTTACGGGATTGCCGTTGTCGGGATTGTAACGCTCGAACCCGATAAGGTTGTCGATTTTGTTCCAATCGGTAGGTGCCAAAGGGAACCCTATGGGTGTCATGACGTGGGTGCCGTCGATTAGC